CTATTCTTCATCATCAAAGTCTAAAGTAAAATCAGATGTATATGTGTCTTCGTTTGATAAGGATTGGCGGAACTCCTCTGCCAGCATTGTTCGATTAAATTCAGCGGTTGGTTCTATTTCATTAACAAGTTGTTCAAGTTCGTCAATAGTAATCTGGAAAAATTCTTTACGCAGATTTACTTTGTTAACACGTTTATCGTTTAGCATATCGTGTAATTTTCCCTCAAGTCCAACAGCATCATCAGAGAAAATGAAACTGTGGACATCAAATTTAAACGGAACACTTGCGTTACTCAACTCGTTAATACGCTCTTGTGGATCTTGACGTCTGGTCATGCCGATTTTAAATATATTTTCACCGAAAGACCCAAGATTACTTATTATGTACACATTTCCGGCTTTTCCATTTTGAAGTTTGGTAATTTCATCTTTTTTCACGACGACATTTGAGAGCTGGGCTTCTAATTCAAGAATACGCTGTCTTAATGAATTTGCCTCTGTATCATTTGTGGTATCAGTAAGCTGTTCATTAAGCTTTTCCAATTCGTTTTTATATTTTGTTTCTTCTTTTTCGACCTTGGCTTTCTCAGCAGCAAGCGCTTTTCTTTCTTCTGCCTCTTGACGCATTTGTTCCTTAATTGCGAGTTGCTCCTGGCGAGCCTGTTCTTTCTTCACATAGTAATTGTACTCAATCTTTACTGCATTTATAAATAAATATTCTATTTCACCTATGAATTTTGTAAGAGTGCCAGCAATGCTTTGATTCCCTTCGCAGGCAAGTTTCATGTATTTTTGGGTTACAGTTTTTACAGCATCAATAGAGGTATCGAGTTTTTCATATTTAAGGTTATATAGAATATTTTGCAACTCGGAACGAAGTGCAATGACCATCAGGTCATAGATTGTTTTGTTAGCTTTTGTAGTATATCTGGAAGAATACTGATCAAGTAATTTTAAAATCAGTTTTTCATTATCACGATATGCCTTGCGCAAATCTTTTACATCCATGCAATGAAGTTTTAGGAAAATGGATGGAGATAAAAGTTCAGCTTCATCAAGTTCTGATTGGGGAAGCCGACAGTTCTGATAATCAAGTTGTAGGTTTGTATAATTATTAATAACATTCTCTATACGTTTGTATAATTCCTTAATACGGTTGAATTTTTTCTGATTGGTTGCAATTTGCTTTTCAATTTTCTCATTTTGTTCTGTAAGTTTAGCAGTATTGTCGGATAAAACATTAAATTGCTGCTGCACTTCCCGTTGGTACTCTTTTAATTGTTTAAGTTGTTCTTGAACTGCAAAATAGTCATCAGCACCAAACGAGTTAAGTTTTTCGTTAAGGATATTATTCTGATGTTGGAGGATACTTATTTGTTCTTTATATTTGTTTATTTTAAAAATATCAAAAAAATTCATTTGTAATTCCTTTCATTGTCTTAATACTTTGGTAAAATTGCAGTAAATTAATTTCAATACATCTCATGTTTCTATTAATCGTAGGTGTAGGTATTTCAATACGTCACATGTTTCTATTAATCCAAAAGGGGAGTTTTTTGCATTCTCCTTTGTCAAAAAATACTTTCGTTATTTTGCAGTAAATTATGAAAAAATGACGGTTATTTTTTTGTATGTGTTTCACGAAAATTGCCATAATTACAAGGTGTGAAAAAATGAGGGTAGATTTTATATCTTGCAACATGTTATATTGAATTTACAGTACTAATACGAAAGAAGATGATACCGTGAAAAAGAAATATATACATTTAAAACGAAAAGATATATATGCAATATATTATAGGAATAAAAGAACTATATGCTATAATAAAGATTTCACTGGCACTTCCAAGGTAATTATACTTAAAGCGGGATAATACATTTCTAGTAATACTATTTTAGGTAGCTGATTTTATCCCACATGATGTTCTATGTCTGGAAATAAGCTTTCAGACTGCTGTTTTTCTAATTCTTCGAGCGTGTCAGGAATATCGGCGTATGGATTGACAAAGTCATTGTTATTATTAAGTAATTCCAATTTCTTTATATATTCAGACTGTTTTTGTAGTTCTTCTATTCTTTTAACCTCTCTATTCAATTCGTAGTTAATATGATTCTTTCCAGCGTCATCTAAAGAGCGATACTGTTTGATAATTCCGTACTCTCCTAAAGTTACGTCGTTAATTTCTTTTGGAAGATTAACACAATCTTGAAAAAGATAATTAGCATCAACTTTTAATGCTTCTATTAATTTATACATTACGGTTTCTTTTGGGTGGCTTGTTTCATTCTCGTAATTTGTTATCGCCGAACCCGTAACGCCTATAAGCTTTCCTAATTCTGTTTGAGTGAATCCTAAATTTTCCCTCGCTTCTTTTATTCTATAACCAATACCCATGCAAACACCTCTTTCTGTATAATAATATAACTCAAAAGTCTTTAAAAGTAAATACTAAAACTCAAGAAATTTTAGAAAAGTGTATTGACAACTAAAGAAATATGAGTTATTCTAAGAGGAAACTAAAGAAACTTGATGAAAGGAGATGAAAACTTGAACTCTATAGTAGCACCAAATGTAGAAGCCATAATTGTTAGAAAGTGTTTAAAGCAAAGTGCAGTTGCTGAAAAGGCAGGATATACCAAGCAGCAGTTTAACGCAATGTTGAGAGGACGCAAGGTCATAAGAGATACGGACATCATGAGAATTGCATCTGCTTTGGAAGTTGACGCGAATACTTTGTTTATGGCAGGAAAGGACGAGAAATGAATAATTTAAAGCTGATAGAAAACGAACTTGTTCCTGTGTATGAAACAGATTCGGGTGAAAAAGTTGTTTATGGCATGGAACTTCATTCAGTTTTAGTCGTAAAAAGTAAATTTGCTGATTGGGTCAAAAACCGTCTGAATGATTGCGATGCAACTGAAAATGTAGACTTTTGCAGTTTTTCTAAAATTTTAGAAAAAGGTGGCAGACCGCAAACAGAGTATTTAATAAAGCTCGACATAGCTAAAGAAATGGCAATGCTTGAGCGCAACGACAAAGGAAAACAAGTTCGGCGGTATTTCATTCAAATCGAAAAGAAATATAAGGCTGCTCAAGAAAAGCTTTCACTAGAGGATATGATGCGGATTCAGCTCGGTATGCTAGATGAAAGTAAGAAGCAAATGAGTAATCATGAAAGCCGAATAGAGAATCTCGAAAACAATATGACAATTGACTACGGACAGCAACGGGTACTGGAAGATACGGTCAATAAAACCGTCATTGACATACTTGGCGGCAAAGAATCATATGCCTATGAGGAAATCGGCAGAAAAGTATTTGCGGAGTGTAACAGAGATTTGAAGCACTATTTCAACGTCAATGCGCGAAATAATGTTCCGAAAAAGCGGTTTGATGAGGCTGTGGAGTATGCTAAAAACTGGAAACCATGCACCAATACCATGATGTTGATTTGCAGTCACAACGCACAAATGCGTTTGTAATGAAAGGAGGTGAGAAAGGTGACACAGCAGCAGTTAAAGCAGGCAGCAGACCTTTTAAACACAAAGCCGTTAAAGTCAGATAACATTGAGTTAGGTAGCGTCATACCCCTGTCAGACGGCAGGAAGGGCGTAATTGTGAAGGAGGTGGAAATATGTTCAAAGCATGTAAAGCAGAGCTAGTATCAACTAAGCAGGCAGCTTGCGAGCTAGGAGTTTCCACAGCTACGCTGCGAAGCTGGATGAAGCATCAGCACATAAATATAGGCGTGTATGATAAGAAAGATGGCAGGTCAAGAGCTGCCTGCTATATATACCGGTCTATGCTAGATGCAGAAAAAAGGCGTTTGATGGGGGATAAGTATGGAGCAAGAAGTTTTAAAGATTCTGTCTAGCGAAAAATGCTTGGACAGGTACAAGAGAGTGCTGCATCTCCTCAACGGTGAGGATTCCGACAAGTACAAGAAAGAAAAACAGCCCCCAAGGAAAGTATTCCTTGGCTGGGGCTGCATTTTCAAAAACAAATCTGTGCTTATTATAGCACAAAAGGAGAAAAATGCAAATGGTTATTATGTGTGAGGTTGAAGATTGTGTATATCGCATAGATGGCTCCTGTAGCAAAGACAGCATTTCCATAAGCGTTAAGACTTTTAGCAGCTTTGTTGGTGGAGAGCGCGAGTGGAGTCCGATTTGCGAGGATTACAAGGAGGCAGACTATGGTTTGTGCGATTGAAAACAAGATGGTAGTTGATGCAGCGTGGGATTGGAATACATTAGAAGATGTCTGCGAGGAAACAAAAGGATCGGGCTATTTAGAGCCTTTTTCGGGAATTTTTGTTGCAGAGGAAGATGCATGGGATTATGCTATGAAAACAATTTCTTTGGACGAGAATTTAAAACAAGAATTTGTGGAGTGGTTTTACTCCAATTGGAGTAAGGAGGATTAGGAAATGGATACAAAGAATTTGCCGCAGGCAAAAATAGATGAAGATAATTTGGGAATTACAGCATTCTTGAACAAAGAAGCAGTAAAGCAGCAGGTCGCACAGGCAGTAGGCGAGAACAGCATGAGGTTTGTTTCCTCTGTTGTGTCGGCAGTAACGGTCAATCCAGCGTTGCAGGAGTGTACAAATAAGTCTATCCTGTCCGCTGCGCTTTTAGGGGAATCTCTTAACCTTTCCCCGTCACCCCAGCTTGGACAATATTATATGGTGCCCTACGAGAATAAAAAAGAGGGTGTGAAGGTCGCACAGTTCCAGATGGGATATAAAGGGTATATCCAGCTTGCAATCCGCAGCGGTCAGTACAAGAAACTGAATGTTGTGGCAATCAAAGAGGGTGAACTTATCAAATACGATCCATTGACAGAAGAAATTGAAGTTCATCTAATTGAGGACGAGGAAAAGAGGGAGCAAGCGAAGACAGTTGGCTACTACGCCATGTTTGAATATATTAACGGCTTTAAGAAAGCGCTTTATTGGAGCAAAAAGAAAATGCTTTCTCATGCCGACTGTTACAGTCAGGCGTTTTCCAAGAATGCTAAAAAAATTAAAACTTATGATTTTAAGTCTAAAAAGGAAGTTTGGAAAGAAAAAGTTTCTTTTTCGGACTTTGAGGCCGGAAATTACAAAGATGAAGATGCGTGGATGTATTCCTCTTTCTGGTACAAAGATTTTGATGGTATGGCGTTCAAGACCATGCTCAGGCAGCTTATCAGTAAGTGGGGAATCATGAGTATCGAAATGCAGATGGCTTATGAGGGTGATATGGCAGAAATCCGTGAGGACGGCACAAACAGCTATATTGATAACCAGCCAGAGGGTGACGGTGCAGATAATAACTATGTAGACACTACGGTTTCCAATGGCGCAGAGGACGCTTTTGCCGGAAAGAAAATTGACGAGCAGCAGAAACTTGATTTAGGTGGTGGTACAGATGAAGTTAAGTAGTGATTCTTATTATGGAAAAGAAGCAAATCAAGCTTTTTTCAGCGTGTCGCAGTACAAGGACTTCTGTAAATGTGAAGCAATGGCTATGGCTCAAATCCGCGGCGAATTTGAGCAGAAACAAACAAAGGCTATGTTGATTGGCACTTTGGTCGACCATTGGTTTGAGGGCACTTTGGACAAACTTCGAGAGGAATCCCCGAACATCTTTTATTGCAGAAACGGCGCGCTCCGGGCAGATTTCCGCAAAGCTGATAAAATTATCAAGCGTGTACGGCGTGATGAGCGTTTCATGCAATACATGAGTGGCGAGAAACAGAAAATCCTTACCTTTGAAATGTTCGGCGCGCTGTGGAAAATGAAAATGGATAGTTTCGTTGAAGGTATCTGCATCACTGATTTAAAGGTGGTGCAGAACTTCAAAAGCCTTGCATTTTGGCGTTACGACCTGCAAGGTGCGGTGTATCGGGCAGGTGCAGAGGCTTGCGGATATGGGCGGTTACCATTTTATTTGGCGGCCGCCACAAAGGAGGCAGTCACAAACTTTGACATCTTCCAGATAGACCAGCCGACACTTGACATGGCACTACGGGAGATAGAGGGGAATATGCCGCGCTTCATAGCTATCAAGTCAGGGCTGGAAGAACCGCACTACTGCGGCGTGTGCGACTACTGCAAGAGCGTGAAAAAGGCAAGAATAAGAAATTATTCGGAATTATTGGAGGGATAGGAATGAGTAAGAAAAGGAATTGTATTTGTGAGACTTGCTCAAATTTAATTGCGATTGGTGAGGGAGACCACATATGCTATGAGGTTAAGGCAGATGACGGAACCCCTGCAATTATGCCAATTTCAGATTATGCGCCGACCGACGATTATTTAAAGTGTGACGGCGAGAAATGGGAGGAAGAATGAAATTAGTAAAAATATTACCCGACAAAATACAAATCAGGACGGACGATGCGGAGTTTGCGAACGCCCGTCTGAACGACCTCATATCCGTATCGGACGGCGAAGTGGAACTTGTGACCATGATAACCGCCATCACGGATAATGATGTGGAAACGCAGATGGACGACAACGTAATCATAGAGGAACTTAAACAGCCGTCTTTGAAAGTCATTGAGTGCTCTATCTTAGGGAGCGTGATTGACGGTGAGTTTAAGCAGCAGATTGACCGCTATCCGAGTACGGACGTTGAGATTAAAAAAATAAGTCAGACAGCACTTTATTTTATGCTTGCGCCCGATAAAAAGGAAAACATTTTTGAAATCGGGACTTATGCAGGATACGGAACAAGGGCAAGGATTGACGGAAACAAATTCTATCAGCGCCATTCCTGCATAGTTGGCAATACCGGCTGCGGAAAGTCCGAGACGGTCACAAAGATCATTGAGGAAACTGCAAAACTGCCAGGAACAAACCTTGTCATATTCGATATCCACGGGGAGTACAGCCAGTTATCTTATGTGGACAGTATCAAAATGGGAGAGGTTCCGTTTCCAATATGGATGCTTGGATTTGCTGATATGGCAACGAATGTACTGAAAGTAAAAGAGGACAGTACGGTGGTTATGTCAGCGTTGCGGAAAGCGTACTATGAACAGTGTCCAAACGGGAATGAGGGCAAACCTATATATTTTCATTTTGAAAAAATGATGGAATTTATCAAAGGTTTGAATGATGAATACATAGATACTGGAGAAACTTACAAAAGCGGTGAAAAAGCTGGACAGCCTAAATATATAAAGGGCGATTTAAATGGTAAGTTAAGCGGAATTGTTAATGCAATGGAAACAGTATATACAGACAGGAGACTTTCGTTTATCTTCGCGCATAAAGGACAGTTATATTTAAAAATGTTTTTGGAACGCATCATGGGCGGCGATAAGCCTGTAAAGAACATTGACCTATCCGGCATACCGCACGACATTGCGGTTCTGATTATCGGGGCGATAACAAAGCTGATTTACAATATCCAAATCATGCAGAAGGACGCAGGACCGATAACCCTTGTCTGTGATGAAGCGCACGTTTACATACCAACAGATTTTCAGCTTACCGCAGCACAGCGGCGCATGATTGAGATTTTTGAGAATATCGCGAAAGAGGGTAGGAAGTTCGGCATCACGCTGTTTGTGGCTTCGCAAAGACCATCAGAACTTAACAAGACCATCATGGCCCAGTGTGCAAACTATATCGTGATGAAACTAAACAATGAGAACGACAAGAGCATGATTAAAGGCATGATGCCCGCTGGGAGTGCAGATGCAATTGAAACAACTACTATGTTCAGTCCCGGTGACTGCCTTGTGGTTGGTGATGCCTGCGCGATACCGCTTAAAATTCATGTGGAGTTGGCAAAGGAGCGGCCGCAGAGCAAGACCATAGATTTCTGGACAGAGTGGGGTAAAGAGCGTGATAGCGTGGATTATGCGGCTTGTCTTGAAGAATATTTGGAGAATTAAAATGTTTTGGTGTAATAAAGGAAATCGCTGGTGCTCAGTATGGTGTTGTGAACGCCAGAAATGCGAATTTAAACTTAGGTAACTATCAACGTAGTATTTGTTCATGCGATATATCACAAAAAACGGCAGCAGTTGGTTTCTGCTGCCGGAAAGGAGGATTAAGATTTACAAGAACAGCCACAAGCGGAAATGAGGTTGTTATGTGGAGCAGAGTGAGGGATACTTGGCAGATTTGGGCGTGCACACAAGTGCGCACGATGATTTTATGCAAAAGAGATGGCAATATTAGAATATAACGAGAAAGGAAGATATATTGCATGTATGAATTAGTTAAGGTTAACTATGAAACAGAAGCTGATATGTATGACCAGTTTTGTGTAGGTGCATTTCCCGACAATGTTAAGCTACAGAGTGAGCTGTATGACAAGATGATGAATGTTGCCGTTGAGTTTGAGGAGAGCGGTTTTATTGCAGGATTTAAAACCGCAATGCAACTCCTTGACAATATAGCTCTTTTGAGAGGCAGGGAGGCGGCAGTATGGCAGGCATAATTATTAACGGGAAAAAGTATGTTTTGTCCAATCAGGATTTGTTGTGTGAGGCAGTAATCAGCAGAAAAGGAGCGCTTTTTGATTTTAATACGCAGACAAAGCGGTTATATTATGCAAAAGGCAAAACGTTTATTTTACAGACAACCTATGATTTAGCAGGAGGTGATGAATATAAAGTTTTAAGCCAGAAAGAGGCACATGCATTTATGAATAAATATCCATCTGGAATACATGAAACAGTATACAAGCGTTATTTTGGAGAACCAGAAGAAATGTAAAAGAAACAAAATGATAATAAGGGCTGAAATAGCCTCGTAGAGAGCGAAAAAGTATCAGGTATATATTTTACCCCAAAGCACTTTTAAACGCTCTCTGCGCCAAATAGTGTGTCATAGAGATGCATATATGCAGAATGAAAGGAAATGTCGTAAATGGCAATATACAGAAATGTTTATTTGTTATTTTGGACGTATGAAGCGAACAGACGGCGCGACAAGGATAATATCAGTTCCTTCAGTCGTAAAGTTATATAAGATGCTTATGCGCTGCATGGGGGCGGGGGAATCATATTGTCGGATTTCCCAACAAGTTCGAGGTGGATAAGGAAAATCTACGGATTGAAGTAAAGATAATAGAAGTTTAGTACAGTAGACGTTCTGCTTGCGGTTTGGTGTTGAGAGATGCTTGCCGTGTGGGTGGGATATTACTGCAAAATTAGCGGAAAAGATTTTTGCTGGCATGTCGGTGTTGAAAATGCTACATGTTTGGTGAAAAAATCGCTGTATTGAAAGGAAAAGACAATGGCAGGAAGACCACCTAAAAGAGGGATAGATTATGCTGGGTGGTCGGTTGATATTTTTGATAATGATACTACGATAGATAAACTTCTTGATGCGCATGGGTGGACTGGATTTGGAATCTATTTTTATCTGTGCCAGAGGGCTTATGGAGGAGAAGGATATTTCTATAAATGGGGCTATGACGATTGTGCATCCACGTCAAGAAAGATGGGCGGCGGCATTGGTTCCGGTACTGTCCGGGAGACAGTGGGCTACTGCTTGCAGATTGGTCTTTTTGATAAAGGGCTGTTTGACAAGTGGGGAGTCTTAACCAGTAGGGGTATCCAAAGGAGATATTGGGAAGTCGTTAAGGCAAGGGACGTGCGAACCGTGATTTCCGATTACTGGCTTTTGCAAGATGATGAGTGCAAAGGTTTATTAAAGACACCCTTAAATAGTGATTTATCAACAGGAAATATCAATTACCCAGCGGGAAATGCCAATTTCCAAGATGGAAATACCAATTTCCGTTCTATAAAGGAAAGTAAAGGAAATAAAAGGAAAGTAAAGGAAAATAATATGTGCAAAGCTGACGCTTTGGCACTGTTTGAACAGTTATGGCAGATGTATTCAGTTAAGAAAGGAAAAGGACAGGTATCATATGCCCAAAAGCTTCGACTGTTTGAAATTGGATTTGACGAAATGAGCAGAGCAATAAGGCGGTATTTGGAAGGACTTAAAAAGGATAAATGGAGAAAACCACAGAACGGAAGTACATTTTTTAACAGTGGATATGTGGACTATCTTGATTGTAATTATAAAGATGAATGTCCAAACATTAATGAGGATAGGCAGGAATACGAAAAATCAGAATCAGATTCACAGAAAGAAATGAAAGATGAACTGGTTGGAGATGATGAACAATGGTGGAAGTATGGACTTAACAGTTTGGAGGAATGAGTATGTATGAATTTAAAGAGCACGATGCTTTCGATTTTGCAAGGTTTATACATGCGCAGACACGGGAGCATAACGGAGAGCTGTTTTTCAAACTGTGTCCATACTGCAATCCAACACCTACAAGAGACAATCTTAATTCTTTTTCAATAAATTTAAAGACAGGTCAGTTCAAATGTTTGCGTGCATCTTGTGGAGTGAGCGGAAATATGCTGACGATTTCAAAGGATTTCGATTTTTCTCTTGGAAATGATGTTGATGAATATTATAGACCGAAGAAAAAGTATAGGCAGTTCAAGAAAGCCAAAAAACCAATAGAACCAAAACCACAGGCGATACAGTATTTGGAAAGTCGGGGAATTTCAGAGATGGTTGCAAAGGAATACGAAATAACAGTGCAAAATAATAAGCCGAATATCCTTGTGTTTCCATTCTACGATGAAGTCGGAATATTGCAATTTGTTAAGTACCGTAAGACTGACTATAACAAGGAAAAAGATAAAAACAAAGAATGGTGCGAAGCGAATTGCAAACCGATTCTGTTTGGAATGAAACAGTGTAGGGATTTTTCAAGGCTTGTGATCACAGAAGGGCAAGTGGATTCACTTTCTGTTGCAACAGCAGGCATTGACAATGCAGTAAGTGTTCCTACAGGTGCAAAAGGTTTTACATGGATTCCTTATTGTTGGAATTGGGTGAATAAGTTTCAAGAGGTTGTAGTTTTCGGAGATTATGAGAAGGGTAAAATCACACTGCTTGACGAATTGTCCGCTCGGTTAAAATGTACGGTAAAGCATGTTCGGGAGGAAGATTATAAAGATTGTAAAGATGCGAATGAGATATTACAGAAATATGGAGCAGCACAAATAAGAAAATGCGTGGAAAATGCTGTGATAGTGCCAATTGGCGGAGTGATTGATTTGGCAGATGTAGAAAACATTGACATTTTCAAGCTGCCCAAATTGCAGACAGGAATAAAACAACTTGACCAATTATTGTATGGTGGTTTGCCATTTGGTGGTGTGGTATTGGTATCAGGCAAGCCAGGAGAAGGAAAGTCTACATTTGCCAGCCAGGTTTTGTTAAATGCTATTTACCAGGATCATAAATGCTTTGCGTACAGCGGAGAACTGCCAAATTATCTTTTCAGAGCATGGATTGATTTTCAGATTGCTGGAGGAAACCATATTACAGAATACCAGAACAAATGGGGAGACAGAAACTATCAGGTATCAGATACGAACAGGCAGCTTATTGCAGATTGGTATCGTGGCAAGTGCTTTTTGTATGATAACCGAATTGTAGATGGGAACGAAACGGAAAGTCTTTTAGAAATCACAGAAAATGTAATTATGCAGTATGGAACAGATGTGATTCTTTTGGACAATCTTATGACTGCACTGGATTTGGAGTCTGGAAAAGCTTTTGACAAGTATGACAAACAAAGCCTTTTTGTTAAAAAGCTTGCAAGAATGGCGTTGAAATACAATGTTTTGATTCTTCTGGTGGCACATAAGCGGAAAAATAATTTTACAACGAATGAAAATGACGAAATAAGCGGCAGTGGAGATATATCTAACATAGCTACAATCACTATAGCCTACGAAAAGAATAAGGATTTGCAACAGAACCAGAGACATTTGAAAGTTTCCAAGAATCGCCTGTTTGGAAAAGTTGAAATGAAAGGGTATATAGTAAATTATGACGAAAAGTCAAAACGGATATATGGGATTGGTGACAACCTTCTGATGGACTATGGATGGGATAAAAGCAGTGATGGATTTATCCAGATTGAAATGGATGTGAACGATCCATTTCAGTAATGGGAGGGTAGTATATGTCAATAAAAGATGATGTGATTGTATTTCTCAAAAGAAAGCAAACGCAGCTTATGGAGAGATATGCAATATGGGAGGACATTCAGAGTGAATATTTAGAGCTTTATTCTTTGTGTCAAAAAGAAATGGATAGGATAGATTGGATAGCAGAACTTATTCGCAAGAAGATGTTTGAATTAAAAGAATCAGAATAGGAGATTATCATGCAAGAAAAAATAGAGGAAAGACATAAGGAGATTACGCATATCCAGAATACGATATGGGCGATGTATAAAGATTTTCTGGCAGACCATGACATGGCAGCATACAACCGAAAGATCGAGGAGTTATCAAAGGAATATACGCATAAAGGTAATCAACAGTTGTTGTCATTTTGCCAGAACATATTAATTTCATGGTGTCCTATTATTAATGGGCTTGCGGAGGAATTTAGGAAGGAGGAGAGATAGCAATATGGCATTAGAAAAAGTGGCAGAACTCAGCATCAATAAGTTAGATGACAGAAAGATAGTTACAGCAATTCTACATGAAAATGGATATACCGTGGGACCAGGTAAGAGAAAAGCGACGCCAACAGGGAAACAGATAGATTATTACCTGAAGATTTATCGCGATACCGAGTTAGGTAATGGGAAATAGGAGGCAGCAAGTGGGAAAGAGGTAAAGTTTATTGTTCCTGGAGAACCGCAGGGAAAAGCAAGACCACGATTTGCAAGAATGGGCAATTATACAAAAACGTATACACCAGATGGGACAATCCGCTATGAAAATTTAGTCAAGTTGTTTTATCAGCAGGAAACCAAAGGAATTAAGCTGGACGGTGAGATTGCAGCGAAGATAACAGGCGTGTTCTCTGTACCAAAATCTGTTAGTAAAAAGAACCGTAGGTTGATGCTTCAAGGGAAGATTCTTCATACGAAAAAAATTGATTGCGATAACTTAGCAAAAATTGTCTTGGATGCACTTAATGGAATCGCCTATGACGATGACAAGCAGATTTGTAGGCTGTATGTAGAAAAGATGTATGGAGAGCAACCGAGAGTAGAAATTTTTCTAAAAGAAGTAAATCACGAAGAAAACAGCGGATAAAACACAATAGGGTTTAAATATCCGTTTGGGAAAGAAATGGATAAGCTAGCTTTATTTTTGAACAAGCTGCCACAGGAAGCTTGGATTCAGTAAAAGAAGCTTTTATTAATAAACTCGAATAATCGAGAAATTATGATTTGTCAAACAAGCGTTTACAAGAGTATAAATCAAGTGATTTGTAAGTAAAAAGAATGAGGTTAAAAATGAAAAAACATGAAAGTAGGCTTGAAAGAGAGGAAAAGACAAGCCACAGAATGGGATTTGTAAAAGGAATTGAATGCACAAAAGAAATTATAACAAATGAATTGAAGGATGCCATTCAGAACGGAGAAATTGTAATTGCAAAAGGTTCAGGTAGACTTTTTGCAATTATTAATTCGGTTGGAGTGTTGCGAACAGAAGATTAATTAACATTGAAATAGCTTGTAAGTAAATAGGAGAAATATAAAGGTGACAGTAGAAACAGCAAAGAATTATCTTCGTTTCATGGAAAGAAAAAGAATGAAGAATGAGAAGTATAACAGAAGGTTCTATGATGATGCAAGAGAACTATCAGCATTAGTTTCTTTAGCAGAATTTGGAAACAAAGATATTTCCTTTAAAGCGATAAATGTCATAAAGAAAATTTGAAGTGGTTTGCGGAGAAGTGGAATGAGTAAATGGATAAGAGAATTATCACCAAAAGACAAAAAATATGGTGACGGTTGGTGCGGAGATTTAGATAGATGCTATCGACTTGATAGAAAATATATTGTAATGACACGCCTAATCAAAACAAATATTGGCATTATTGAACATTTCTGTATAAGAAATAGAGATAATACAGATATTTCTTGGTCTGAAAAACAAAAAATCAAGAATGACATAGCAGGAAGAAAGCGGACAGCAATAGAAGTATTTCCGAGTGAGGAAAGATTGATTGACGAAGCCGGAATGTATCATTTGTGGGTATTGCCAGAAGATTATGAACTTCCTTTCGGATTGCATAAGAATGACTGTAAAACTGAACCAATCGAAAGAGAGTTGATGTTAAAATGAATAGATTGGTGGAGTACAATGTCAATTAAAAAAAGCCGCCCCAATTTTCTTATGAGACAGCCCTTTGACATATGAGCATTATAGCTCATAAGAAAAGATAAGTCAAGGGGGCGACAGTATGGAAACAAAAAATGAGATACATATGTATGTTCTGACCCAGGAACAGATAAATCAGATTGCTGCTATAGCAGGGAAAGAAGCGGTGCAAACATTTAGAGCAGAGCAAGCCAAGGTAGAAAAGAAAAGAGCCAGGGAAGAAAATAAAGTAAACAAAACGAAAAAGATGCTTAGTTCCTATAGAAGAATCAAGGCTACGCTGTCAGATGAGGCAAGATTCACAGTAGAAGAACAGATTGAACTTAGATGGAAATTTATACAAGACCTTATGGGAAATGCAAGGGAGACAGTAAGTAAATCTGAAAGAATAATCCAGAATGGAGAGAAACGAAGGCAGGAAGATTTATATTATGTTTATCGCATTGAAAAGGCAATAGATATGTATCGTGAAGAATGTGAAAAATCTGGAAATGAGGAAGCAAAGCGACGATGCAGAGAACTTAGTATGATGTATTTGGCAGATAAGCAATATACAATACAAGAAATTTCGCAGATTGAAAATGTTAGTGATAAAACAATATATAAGGACTTGGGAATTGCCTGTGGAATTGTATCGGTATATCTGTTAGGTATATAAATTATATGGAGGAATGCAGATGGACAAGAAGATAGGCAAGCTGATAAAAGTGGTCAAAGCACTCACACAACTTGCCCTAGAAATTGGAACTCTCATAGCTGTAATCAAAATGATTATAGAGAGCCTCCAATAAAAAGGGGAGGGAAACCGCCCATCTAAAAAATATCACAGTCTGTCTGTAAAATCAATATGATAAAAAATATTTTGAAACTTGTGGTTGCAGTTGTTTGGTTCGTTATTGTAGTAGTCGGATTGATTTTGTTATTTACTTGAAATAAGGCTACCACAATCTCACTGGTTTGAGACAATGGGTAGTTCACATAGTGCAAAGATAGAAATATAATGGTAGAGAATAAAAGGCGAGAATAATTTTTTTAAATATGAATAGACAGAGAAAACCGCCCTTTGTACTTTGGCAAGTGTTGGGGCGGTTTTTTTGTAAGATTGTAAGTGTGTGCTTGCTGTTTCGGCATCTGATATATTGCACACGGCAGCAGGGCGAAGGATTATTGTCTGCCGGACATAGGGATTTGCAGATAATCAATCAGGGCAGCTTCCAAAAGCCGAGAATAGTTTACCTTTTGTTCCTCTGCAATCCTTTTCAGCCATGCAGGGAGAGTGATGTTTGTTTTGATGCGCTCATTATCCTTTTTCATGCGGAATAAGTCAGGGTGGATTGTAACAGGCATTATGACATTTCCCTCGGTATCTTCTTTGGTCAGATTCACGGATGGAGTGGGAATTTTTTCATTGTCACATTCCATACTGTACACATGAAGGCTTGCGGCTTCTGCTGCCATGCGTGAAGCTTCTTCCAGATTGTTCCCAAAGCTGATACATCCAGGTAAATCAGGAAAGTAAATGCTATATGCACCATCTGTTGATGGTTCAAAAACTGCAAGATAAGTTAAATTCTGCATAAATTATGCTCCTTTCTATGAGAATCGCAGGCAGTAGGGCTATTTAAGCCCTGCCTGCTTGTAAATGCTGTTTAGCGTTCCCGGCTTCAGGTCGCCGCTGTGGTTTGCTACTGTGACCTTTCCGGGCTTTGTTGGGTGCTTTAGGCTTATATGAGAACCCTCTTGATTGGTAATGTACCATCCATCTTTGCGAAGCACCTTTAGTATTTCCCGAACTGTCATATTGTTTCCTCCTTATATTATATATTATACGCCTTCTTTATGCGCATGTCAATAGTTTATGCGCATAAATTATGCGTATATTTTGCAGGGTGAAGGTTAGAAAGTAGACTGGCAGTAATATGTAAGAGATTCCCCCACAAATAGGGAAAGTACAATTATGCTGCTGCCCGATCCTAATATTGGAAACGCAGCAGTATAACGAGCATATACTGGAAGGATTCCATCATACAGATATTACTATCGTGCTAACAAATTGCTATTTTATGGCGCAAGCGAAAAAAGAAGTGTAGTTAATTTGTGGGATAGGGATAAATTAAAATATGATTGAATATAGCAATAATTGATAGAATGAGACAGCAAAAAAAAAATTAGCTACCTTTTTTATTTTAGGCATTGACAAATAATTATAAAATAATTACTATACAATTATAGAATATATAAATTTTGAATGGGACGAAAATAAAAACAAAATCAACAAAGCCAAACACGGAATTGATTTTGAAGAAGCGGCAACAGTATTTTATGATGAAATGGCTATAGTAATTGGAGACGCAGAGCATTCCAGGGAGGAGGACAGGTTTATTATTTTAGGATTTAGCCATTCGGCTAATCTTTTGGTAGTCTGTCATTGCTATAGGAAATCTGATACGGTAATCCGCATTATTTCTGCAAGGAAAGCAACCGCAAGTGAAGCGAAGCAGTATGACGATTTTTGAAAGGGGCGTAAATATGAAAGAAGAATATGATTTTAGCAATGGGAGACGAAATCCGTATGTTAAAAAGCTGAAAAAGCAGATAACGATTAATATTGACAATGAAACGATTGATTTTTTTAAGGAACAGAGCGAGGAATCGGGCATACCATACCAGACGCTTATCAATCTGTATTTGTCGGATTGTGCAAAGAATAAGAAGCAGTTGCAGATGTCTTGGAAATAAGGTAACAAAAGGGGCGATAAAAAATTTATCGCCTTTTTTGTTACCAACTTATTTCGTGCATTTAGTACAAAAATGTATATTTTTGTATTATTATGTGGTAGAATATGGGAAAATATGTTATTTAGGAGGAGAACACATATGTATATGGTTGTTATTTTATTAATGTTGGTTATTGCATGGAAGTTTTATGAGTTTTTTTACTATAGGAGTAAAAAATTTATCGATGTGAAAAATCGGATTCAAACATACATATCAGACTGCAATGAATTAAATGAACATATAGAAGAACTAAAAGGAATGCATTTGGGGATAAATCAATTAAACTATGGTCAGGCAAACTTTCAGGATACAAGCAGGTACAAATATAGACGCAGAGAACTGCTGAATCAAGTTTATGCCCCGAATGTATATAATTGTTCAAGGACTGTTTGTAGCAATGCTAAAAATCAACCTTTCAAATATGTATGCAAATACTTTAATATAAAAACAGATGAAGATAACTTGTCTAAATTTGAAGAAATGTTAAATAATTTTGAAGCAGCGGAACAGGGCAAGGTTGCATTAAAAAGAGAAAAACAGAATATAGTTGATAGTATTGCAAAAGATATACCTTTTCTAATAAGAACTCTTGGTAAAAATAAACTTGAGAGAAAATTAGGATTTACTGAAGTAGATTTTAGCACAATGTATTTTCCAAGATATATTTTCAAGTATATAAGTTCTGGTGGTAACGCATCTATGCAATGTGATGTTGTAATGGATATTGCTAATTTAAATAACTTTGTAACATATTTATCAGAGGTAGTTAAATTTAAAAAGAGTGCGGCGGGCCAACGTGCACTAATGACAAGTGCGCTTAGAAGAGAAATATTACAAAGAGATGGTTATACATGCAAAAAATGTGGAGCGTCTATTCAAAACGAGCCAAACCTTCTTTTGGAAATAGATCATATAGTTCCTATATCAAAAGGAGGACTAACGGCAAAAAGTAATTTACAAACACTTTGTTGGAGATGCAACAGGAGAAAGGGTTCAAAAATGGAGTGACTTGAAAAGGGTAATAGATTATAAATTTAGGCGATAGAGAGAATCTATCGCTTTTTCTAAAATGAAAGGTAGGAAGATATGTCATTCATAAGTAAAATATTGGACGCTTTCAAGCCGGAAAGCACTATGGAAATGGAAAATACTGCTGATGGTTCGGAAAAGACAACAAATTTGAACAATGAAGAATTGGAAGCAAATATGCAGGAAGATAATCAGAAAACACAATTAATATACATGTTTCCTCCGATTAGCTTGTTAGATACAATAAATAATACAGAAAATTTCAGGGAAGAAATAAAGGAAAAAAGCATAAAATTGCTTAAAACATTTCATTCCTTTGGAATTAATATAGAGATTGTAGATATATTTTACGGTCCGCGTTTTACAAGGTTTGAGATTCAAATTGAAAAAGGGGTTAGGATAAGTGATATTCTTAGGTTGGAAGATGATATAAAACTCAATTTGGAGGTTTCTAATTTACATATAGAAGCACCGATTTCAGGTAGAACTACCATAGGGATTGATGCGCAAAATGAAAATACATCAATAGTTCCAATTAAGAAAGTGATAGCATCAAAAGAATTTATAGAATTTTCCTCTAATTTAGCGATTGCTATTGGAAAAGATGTAGCTGGAAATAATATCGTTGAAAGCCTTGATAACATGTGTCATTTGTTAATCGGCGGAACTATCGGTTCTGGCAAGTCAGTATGTATTAGCAGTATCATAATAAGTATTTTGTATAAAGCCCACCCAAACGATGTAAAGTTATTACTGATAGATACAAAAGCGGTAAACTTGACTATGTATAATGGTATTCCTCATTTGTTGGTTCCGGTTGTGACAGATTTAAGAAAATCAACTGCAGCTTTACAATGGGCGGTTAATGAAATGGTGGAGAGATACAGAAAGTTTGGAGTTTTTGGTGCAAGGGATTTGGCAGCATATAATAAGACTGTGGAGAAATATTCTTCCAATGACGAATCGCCACAGAAAATACCAAGAATCGTTATTATCATAGATGATTTTTCGGATTTGATGACAACATACAATGGTAGTGCAGAAGAAAGTATTTGCAGAGTGGCGCAGATGGGCAGAGCCGCCGGAATACATCTTGTTATTTCTACGCAAAGACCATCTGTAGATGTGATAACAGGAACAATCAAGGCAAACATACCAAGCCGAATAGCATTTAACGTATTTTCTGCCATAGATTCAAGAACGATTTTAGACACTAAAGGGGCAGAGGACTTATTATTTGATGGCGATATGTTATTTTATCCGCAAGGAATAAGAGCGCCTTTACGTGTACAAGGAGCGTATGTGTCTGATACGGAAATAATAAATGTAGTTAATTTTTTTAAAAATCAGATGGTGGGGTATTATGGCGCGGACTATGAAAAGAAAGCCGAACAAAGGCAAGTAGTTAGCAATGAGAATGAATTAGACCCTTATTTTGCGGAAGCAGGAAAGATTGTTATCGAGAAGGAAAAAGCATCTATTGGAATGTTACAGCGCATGTTTAAGATTGGATTTAATCGTGCTGCGCGCATTATAGACCAACTTGAGGAGGCTGGTATAGTGGGTCCAGAAGAAGGAACAAAGTCTCGTCGCATTTTAATGAGTATGGAACAATTTGAGAGATACATCAAAGAGTATCTTTAAGGAGAAAAGGACAGTAGAAAAAAATCTGCTGTCTTTTTAATTTTGGGTATTGACTAATGATTGCGTGCATGATGTCATGCAATTAAGGAGGTGATGAAGTGCTTGAAAGAAATATTGCTATACGAGTTGATGAAGAACTTTTCAAGAAAATCAAAGTGCAGTTAGCAGATAATGGAATGACAATGAAAGATTACATTATTTCTTTAATTGAGGAAGATTTATTGAGGAAGATTTAAAGAAGATGCACAAATACAGAGATAAGGAATACAAACCGCATGGATATTATTGACGGAGATAAAAAATTGCGAGAGATTTTCTCTAAAATTGTATCAGAATATGAGATTAAATACTGTGCATAAAATATAGTAGCAAATACAATTAAATATTGATATTTCAAAAAGGCATCTGAGACATCTGAAAAGATGACTTAGGTAAAGGGCAGCAATATTTTATCAATAAATTTTTGGTAGAAAAACGGTAGAAAAAGAGTAGGTTGCAAGTAGAAAAAGTTTAGTTTAAAATGTTAAATTAAGGAATAGAAGGATTGCGAAAAAGAGAGGCCAAGATATAGTGCCTCTCTTTTTGCGTATAGTAAGCTAAAAGGAAGGTGAGGTGAGTGCCACGAAAACCTGATGAGAGAATTGAAAAGGCAAAGCAGATGTATTTTGCCGGAATTAAATTAGTTGATATTGCAAAGGAACTGAAGGTTCCAGAAGGAACCATAAGAAGTTGGAAGAATAGGTATAAATGGGATTGCAACGTTGCAAAAACAGAGCGCAATGCTGCGAAAAACGCAAAACGAGTAAAAAAAGTTGTAGCAGAAGAAGTAGAAAATGTAACACAGAATACGAAACTTACCGATAAACAGCAGCTTTTTTGCCTTTATTATATACGCAGTTTTAATGCAACAAAGGCATATCAGAAAGCTTATGGGTGTAATTATCATTCAGCTATGCAGAATGGTAGTAGACTGCTGAAAAATGATAAGGTGAAAAATGAGATATTCAAAATGAAACAAGAAAAACTGAACAGGGAGTTTCTTAGTGAATCGGACGTCTTTCAGAAGTATATTGATATTGCATTTGCTGACATAACAGATTATTTGGAATTTGGGACAGAAGAAATACCTGTGACCTCTTTGCATGGTCCAGTTAAGATTATTGATCCAGATACAGGCGAGGAGAAACAACTGACGAAAATAGTAAATAAGGTAAGGTTTAAAGACAGTGCACAACTTGATGGAACAATACTGGCGGAAGTAAAACAAGGTAAGGAAGGTGCAAGCATAAAACTTGCTGACAGAATGAAAGCATTGCAGTGGCTTTCTGAGCATATGGATATGGCGACTACGGAGCAAAAGTTACGGATGCAGCAGATAAAGAATCTTTCAGAGGAGTTTGATAAAAATGACAGTACAGAAGTTGTGATTTACCTTCCAGACAACGAGAGAGATGATACATGAGGGAAAAAATCGTATTGGCACCACAAAAAGGACCACAGGAAATGTTTCTTGCTACATCTGCGGATATATGTATTTATGGAGGGGCGGCAGGAGGTGGGAAGACATTTGGTCTGCTTTTGGAACCTTTAAGACATAAAAACAACAAGAATTTTAATGCTGTTATTTTTCGTAAAGATTATACGCAGGTAACTGCTCCTGGTGGATTGTGGGATAGCAGTAGAAAAATTTACTGTTATGTGAAAGGTTGTTTTCCATTAAAGACCCCTAAATTACATTGGATTTTCAAAAGTGGTGCGACAATCAATTTTGCACACCTTGGAAATGATGAAGATTGTCTCTCATGGCAAGGCTCTCAGGTAACGATGATAGGGTTTGACGAGTTAACACATTTCAGCGAGTACCAGTTTTTCTATATGCTTTCCAGAAACAGGACGGATTCCGGTGTGGCTCCATATGTAAGGGCAACCTGCAACCCAGACGCCGATTCATGGGTAGCAGAGTTCATAAAGTGGTGGATAGATCAGGATACTGGTTATCCAATTCCAGAAAGGTCAGGGAAAGTACGCTGGATGGCGCGTTTGAATGAGGTAATCTATTGGTTTGATACTAGGCAGGGAGCTATTGATGCGGCAATAGAGAACGGCATGGATTACGAGAAAGCCGTGATTATGGCAAAAAGCGTCACATTTATAGCCAGCACCCTACAAGACAACAAAATTTTAATGAAAAATGACCCTGGTTATATGGCAAATCTTATGGCTTTGGCGCTTGTGGAAAGAGAGCGCTTATTATTCGGTAACTGGAAGATAAAGGCGGCAGCAGGATTGATGTTTAAAAGAACCAAGGTTAATATGCTGGAAGTGTTGCCTACAGACGTGATTTTATGGGCGAGAGGCTGGGATTTAGCAGCGACCTCAGAGGACGAAGATGGAGAACCAGCATATACGGCTGGTGTGCTAATAGGTAAACGCAAAAATGGACGCTATATTGTTGCTGATGTGATTAACCGCAGATTGGATTCTGCTGAAGTACGAGAGCTGATTAAAATGACCTGTATTGCAGACAAGGCAAAGTATGGAAGGGTGATAACACGCCTTCCTCAAGACCCAGGACAGGCGGGCAAGGCGCAGGCACAGAGCTTTTTGAAATTTCTGTCAGGATTTGCTGTAAAGATACTGCCAGAATCAGGGGATAAGGTTACAAGAGCAGAACCATTCTCGGCACAGTGGCTTGGACTGGAAGGAATGGATAAAGGAAATGTAGATATACTGGCAGCAGACTGGAACGAGATGTATTTTAACCAGCTTGAGAGCTTTCCACAATCCCAGTTTAAGGATATGGTAGATGCAAGCAGTTCCGCCTTCAGCGAAATAGAAAACGGCTTGACATATTCGGCGCCGCCGTCAGACAGTAATCTGGGAAGGAGCAGTTATTGGAGGAAGTGAGGTGAGAACAGATGGCAAATAACAAAGAGATAGGTCGCATAGGGCAGCGGCGCTATGGCGGAAATATTTATGAAGAATTTCTCTATGAGCTAAGGGGAAAACGAGGGATAGAGGTATACAGGGAAATGTCAGAGAATGATGATATAGTAGGCGCTATCCTCTTTTCTATAGAAATGCTGGTAAGACAATGCAATTGGAATGTGCAGCCAGGCGGAGATACTGCAAAGGATAAAGAAGCTGCTGAATTTGTGGAAAGCTGCATGAACGATATGCAGGACACATGGATTGACACAATATCAGAAATCCTGTCTTTTCTCACCTATGGTTGGAGTTTTCATGAAATTGTGTATAAGCGACGTATGGGAAATACAAAAGATACACGAACCAAGAGCAAATTTAATGATGGTCTTATTGGTTGGAAGAAACTTCCAATAAGGGCACAAGAGACACTTTATCAATGGGAATATGACAATGAGGATAATCTGCTGGGAATGACACAGATGCCACCCCCAGATTTTGGGACATTTACAATTCCTATGGAGAAGGCGCTGCTCTTTCGGACAAAAAGTCGTAAGAACAATCCAGAAGGAAGGAGTATTCTTAGAAATGCTTATCGGTTATGGTACTTTAAGCGCAGAATCCAGGAGATAGAAGGAATTGGTATTGAGCGGGATTTGGCAGGACTTCCGGTGTTATATGGACCAGAAGGTGTGGACTTATGGGACAAAAATATACCAGAAAATGCGGATATAGTAGCTGGACTTGAAAGTATGGTCAGAAATATTCGTAGGGACGAAATGGAGGGAGTTGTCCTTCCGTTTGGTTATAAGTTGGAATTACTAAGTTCTGGTGGAACGCGACAATTTGATACCAACGCAATCATTAATCGTTATGATACCAGAATCGCTATGACAGTATTGGCAGATTTCATTTTTCTGGGGCATGACAAGACAGGTAGCTGGGCATTGAGTTCTGATAAAACAGAGCTTTTTGCTGTTGCTATAGGAGCGTTTCTGGATATTATCTGTGAGACATTTAACAGCCAGGGCATACCATCATTGATTGACATTAACGGTCAGTATTTTTCTAACATTACAGAATATCCCAAAATGACACATGGAGATATAGAAGACGCAGATATTACAAAGGTCGCAGAATTTATAAAAGACATGACTGGAATTGGCGTTTTGATACCTGATGATGGATTAGAAGATTACATTCGACAGGTCGGACATCTTCCAGATAGAACTTATTCTGATGTCAGGGAGATTGACCGAACAAGGCAGGAACAGCAGGAGCAGAACCAGCCGCCAGAGCCAAAAACAGCCGCGGGTACCGAACCTGATGAGGAAATACAAGATAATAAGATGGAAGAAGCTAAAAAACGATTAGGAAGGTAACTGATATTTTAACATATAAAGTATGCTGCACAGCTTCAAAAAAGCAGCCAGAACAGAAAGGAAAAGCAGCACATGGGATTACGAATCATTCCTCCAAAACGAGTACAGAAAGTAAAGACAGCTAACAGCCAGGAAGTTTTGGAGCGCCTTGAAGAATACCTTGAAAATAATTGTGAGGAACCAGTACAGATTCTTTGCGGCTTTTGGGAAGATCAGCAGAATGCAATTACTTATCAGGAGTTGCGGCAGGCTGTACTAGATGGAACATTAAGTAAAGAAGCCATAGAATTATGGAGACAGGACTATTCCAAATTAATTTCAGGCAGGTTGAAAGGTTTATGGACAAATGCAATCATTGCTGGTGCATCAGGACAGCCTATTTTAGATGACAAAACATTTGTATTTAACACACAGACACCAGGCATGTTAAAGTGGATTCAGACACGAGGGGCGCAATTGGTTACAGCCTGTACAAGTGAACAGAAAGAAGCTATCTCTATTCTGTTGGCAAAGAAGATGAAAGAGGGGCATACTGTTGATGAACTATCCAGACTTATCCGCCCTTGTATTGGCTTGACAAAAGGTGATGCACAGGCAGCAGCCAAACTTTATGACAGTATTATAGAGAATCTGAAAAAAGAGCACCCACGAATGAAGCCCGAAAATATGCAGAGAAAAGCGCTTGATGCAACCTGCAAATACGCAGAGAGGAAACACCGTCAAAGAGCTATGGCTATAGCACAAACAGAAAGCGCATTTGCATATAACAGAGGGGCAGATGAAGGAATACGGCAAGCCCAACAACAAGGTTATCTTGGAACAGTAAAAAAGAGATGGAGTACATCAGGAGATGACAGGGTATGCAGCACATGCCAGGCACTTGAAGGTATAGAAATTGAAATGGACAAAAGTTTTCCATTGAAAGGCAAAATGCTATTTCCAGGACAAGATCTGCTGCCGCCTGCGCACCCGCGGTGTGCTTGTGCTGTGGAGTATATTGAGGTGGAGCCAGTTGTGTTTACAGATAGGGGGCTTTCCGCAGGAGATGGCGATAGTGTGGAAATTCCAGAACATGAACCACCAGAATATCTTGGCTCTCTTGACAACATGTCTGATGATGTGATAAAGTCAGAATTAATTAAATATGAGGCTGAAATTGTAAATAGTAATATTGAAAATGCGGTTGTAATATCGTCCTCTGGTTTGGTGTGGAAATGCTTTGGAAATGAAAAAGCAGTTTATCCTAATATTGATTTAAGCGAAGAATTGTATGGTGCTTACGTTACACATAACCATCCAATACAGGAAACGCATTTTTCGTTCAGTTATGATGATATTTCATTGTTTATGGATTATGAACTTACCCAGCTTAAAGGCGTAGATTTCAAATATACATATACCATTCAGCGGACATTGGAAACTGGTTATGCAAGTTCAGCAGAATTGGAACATGCTTATAAGGGAGAAAATTATGCAGAATTTTTGCAACAGGTTTTTTATGGTAATGCAGATGTGGATTTTGATGAATATGATTTTTTTGTAAGGAGGCTGGCTGAAAAATATGGATTTCGATATGAAAGAAAGAAACGATAAAGATTCATGGGCTGCCTACGAAGAAGAGGGGAAAAAACTGATAGAAGAAACATTGAAAAAAAAAGATGCGATATTGAGAAAATATAGAAACATTTTATATCCTTCTGGATTGGATACAGATCCATCGGCTAAAGAATTGCATGAGATTACAAAGTGGTTTGGAAAAGAAATTCTAAAATTAAGAGAAAAATATGGAATTAAATAGTTTTCTGATTGTTGGAATATAAAACAGGAAAAATAAAGGACTTGGGAACAGGTCCTTTTTATATTAATATTTGAAAGGTAGGTAGAAAGGATAAAGTGAAAAAATTCTCTGAACTGATTGAAAAACAAAATGAGGTTCTAAAGGGACGTTTTAAGATCACGAAATCTGATGATGACAGGCATCTTGCTTTTGGGTGGGCAAGTGTGTCTATACGTGCAGATGGTGAGCTGATAGAAGATTGGCAGGGTGACATTATCGCTCCTTGTGAGCTTGAGGAAGCAGTTTATGAATATGTAAGGCTTTATGGTGAAGGCGGCGAAATGCATGAAAGAGGCGGTGTTGCTGTATTAATAGAAAGCGTTGTATTTACAGAAGATAAAATGGCAGCAATGGGTATTCCAGCAGGAATGCTGCCCGTTGGTTGGTGGATTGGATTTAAAGTTACGGATTCTGATGTATGGGAAAAGGTAAAAGATGGGACTTATTCTATGTTCTCTATCGAAGGCGAAGCAGAAAGGATTCCAGTAGAATAAAAATAAAGCAAAAGGTCCATTTCTTGATTATCTTGGCTGTCTAGTAAGTGCAGGGTTGGTGAAGCAGGAATCTCGCGGTTTTAGCAGTGAGAGGTTCAAAGAAATGTGGTAAAGTACATGAATGATATTATCAAGATTAACAACCATGATATTTTAATAAAGGAGTATAAAGGTCAGCGGGTAGTGACATTCAAGGATATTGATGTTGTGCATGGCAGACCAGAAGGAACTGCAAAGAGAAATTTTAACGATAACAAAAAGCATTTCATTGAGGGCGAGGATTTCTTTACAATTTCCTATTCGGAGTTCTGTACGGAATACGTACCCAACCCACCGAAGGGAGGAAATCCGAACATTCCAGTAAATTTAATGACAGAAAGCGGCTATTTGATGCTTGTTAAGTCTTTCACCGACGATTTGGCATGGGAAGTGCAGCGTCAGCTTGTAAGTAATTATTTTCGTGTCAGACAGCTTGTAGATGATTTATCCCCACAAATGAAATTGCTTTATGGATTATGTGATCAGTTGGCGCAAGCGGAAAGAGAAGCCAAAGAAGCTAAGAAGATTGCGGACAGTGCAAAAGAAGTAGCGGCTAAGGCTTATGAGGTGACAGAAAATATTAAGGACGCTGTTAAACCAATACTTGACAACTGGTGTGAAGAAATTAATATAAAGTTTAATCGTATTCAAAAGAGTTGTGGAACCGAATTTAACGTTTTGCGAAATGAGATGTACAGTGAATTAGAGCGCCGCGCTGGTTGTGATTTAGGAACCAGACTTCGGAACAAAAAACAGCGAATGTCCGATAGTGGGTGCACAAAAACTGAGATAAAGAATACAAATCGTATGGATATCATTGACGAAGATAAGAAACTGCGAGAAATTTTCTCCAAAATTGTTTCAGAATATGAGATTAAATATTGCGCATAAAGACAATAACAAATGCAATTATATGCTGATAATTCAAAAAGACATCTGAAAAGGTGTCTTTTTTGTATTATATATTCTACAGAAAGGAGACAAGAAGGTGGCAACAAAGCTAAGGAATCTTAAAATCAGGAAAGTAGATTTTGTAGATGAAGGGGCAAATCCTGATGCTGACATTAAAATGAGGAAGAAAAAAGACAAGGAAGAACCGAAAAATTCTAGCAGCATACTTAAAAAGTTGTTTGGCTTTATTGGAAAAGCGGCTGGTATGAATCAAGAGGAAATTGACAGTGCAGTAGCTGAAATACAGAAAGGCGATTCCATAAGTTTCAGTGAGAAAGTCAATGAAGTCAACAACCAAAAGATTTGTGATGAGATATGGGATATCGGTTATGCATTGCAGTCTTCTCTTTGTTCAATCCTCAATGATGATGAACTGGACAGTACCAGCGCGGCAGCAGCAATGCAGGAGAGTCTTGATGAATTTTACGCAGTAGTGCAGGAATCAATCAGGAAGTGGTCCAGCGGCAGGTCAGCCAGCATTGTAAAGAAAAATGAAGATATATCAGAGGCAGAGCTGGAGATTATGAAATCGGCTGTAGAAAGGCTGAATGAAACAATTGAAAAAGCTGCTAAAGAGGAATCTGAAAAAGAGGAACCGGATAACAACCAAAAACCGAAAGGAGAAGAAAAGGAAATGGGAATGAAGATTGACAAGAGTAAACTAACAGATGCGGAGAGAGTTTTTCTGGAAAACATTGAAAAACGCTATGGAGTGGACGAGGGAGACAATACTGTTGATGGAGGCGCATCAGCACCCCTAGAACAGTTATTGCCTCCTGTATCTACAGAACCAACAGTAGTTAAGTCTGTAACCCAGCCTGTGCCTAATGTGGTGGCATCTGTTGTACAAACAGAGGAACCAGACAGCATCTATAAGGGACTGCACCCCGCAGTAAGGGCAGAGCTGGAAAGCTTGAAGAAATTCCGCGAAGATGCCGAGGCTAGAGAACTGACCGAGGTTGCAAAGAGATATGTGATTATCGGTAAAAAGGAAGAGGAATTGGTGCCTATGCTGAAAAGTCTTAAAGCTGCGGGAGGAACTGCCTACAATGATATGATTGCTGTGTTGGACCAGGCAGTAGCAGCGGTTGAAAAATCCGGCGTATTCTCTGAAATTGGAAAGTCCGGTCATGGTTCTACAGCAGGAGCAGCCGAGGCAAAAATTGAAACCATTGCCAAAGGGTATATGGAGAAAAATTCTTCCTTGGATTATGCTGCGGCAGTAGCGAGAGCCTGGGAAGATCACCCAGAACTTATGAGTGAGTATGAAACAGAGGCAGGATTTTAAGGAAGGAGGATAAACAAGTGGGAAACAGGAATTTCAATGGAGTACAGGTGAATCAGAGTGTTACGATTGTAGAGCAGGCTGGAGCTGCTATCGAGGACGTGAGAAATCGAATTATGGCATATGATAAGGACGGCAATGTTGTTCTAGCGGCAGATGGTTCTACCGTTTTAATAGGGGTTGCGCTGATTGAAGCTGGAATCAATGATATTTCCGGTGTGGAATCTGGAAAGGTAAATGTCGGTGATGATGTTGATATTCAGATTAAGGATATTGGCTATATCTTAGCTGGTGGCGAAATTGCCAAAGGGAATGAAGTCACAGCATCTAACGGTTTGGCTGTTAAGGCAGAATCCGGTAACTATGTAGTAGGTATCGCACTTTCAACAGTTGCAAAAGATGATTATTGCAGAGTGCAGATTGCCAAATATCAAAAAGCTTAAAGCAGGAGGGAATGAAAAATGGCGAAAAGAACAGCAGCGAGCATTCAAGCAGATATTGCAAAGGGTGCCTTCAGACCACACACAGCGTTGTCAAATATGGCGCTGGCATATTACCAGAGTGATGAAAAGAGTTTTGCAAAGACGATTTTTCCGATTTGCCCAGTGTCTTTATCCTCTGATAATTATTACATATTTGATAAAGAGGATTTACTACGTGACAACTGGCATAGAAAACCAGCATACGGCAAAGTCGATCCAGCAGTACTTTCCGAACATATGGATACTTATGCTTGTGTAGTAGATCAGATGATTATGGGTATTGACCAGATCAGGCAGACAGACTTAAACCGGAGAATGGGTCCAAGGATAACAGACCCAAAACAGCAGAGAACAAAGACAATGGCGTCACAGGCAAATATCCACCAGGACGCATGGTTTGCCCGTAGTTTTTTCAAAAAGGGTGTATGGGGACAGGAACTTACGGGGGTTGATTCTACCATACCGACATCTGGACAGTTTATTAAGTTTAGCAATGCCAATTCCGATCCGGTGTCCTTTATGGACGAGAAGAAAACAGCAATGGAAGAATCTACTGGACGTATGCCAAACAGATTAGCGCTGGGAGTTAATGTGTTTAACGCACTAAAGAAACACCCTGCAATTCTGGAAAGAGTAAAATATGGAGGCTCTACAGCAAATCCTGCCTCTGTTACATTAAATGTGTTGGCACAGCTTTTTGGAATTGACAGGATTACAGTGCAGCGCTCCATTATGAATAAAGCAGAATTGGGGCAGACTGCAAAGATGGAATACATTGGCGATCCAAATGCTTTCCTGTTAGCTTATGCGACAGATTCTCCATCAATTGATGAACCTTCCGCAGGTTATATCTTTACATGGGATATGCTGGGGAATGGCAATATTTTGCCAATTCTAAGTTATCTAGGAGAGAATGGCACACATTCCGAATTTATTGAGGGTCTTATGGCTGCTGATATGAAAAAGACAGCAGACGATTTGGCGATGTTCTTTGCAGATGCAGTATAGGAGGCGCGCTATGAGATTGATTGCAAATAAACCTTGCAGCTTTGGAGGAAAAAAATTCTACATTGGCAATGAAATACCAGAAAATCTTGTGGCAGATGCCAGGCTGCAAGAGAAAATGGGTGTAATTACGATTGTAAATGACAGCATGGGGGTAGCAGATAAACAGTCTGCTACCCTTTTTACACAAGAGCAGGTTGACAAGATGCTTGCGGAGGCAATAGAGGAAGCTGTTAATAATACGATTACAGAAATGGAGCAAAAGCAGAAAGAATTACAGGAAGCTTTGCAGCAGTCGGCCGCAGAACGAAAGGAAGTTGATTCAGAAACATTGATGGAAACGGTCATGATCGATATAGTCATAGATTCTGATAGAGAAAATGAACAGCATATGACAGTTTTAGCAAAATCCGAGGAAATCCAGCAGGTATTTTCCATTATGCAATTAAATGTTGATGAAGGTGCAAAGGCAATCGCAGATGTTAAGAGTGAGAATGTATTAATACTTCTCCATGCAGCAGACAGCCGTAAAACGGTTAAAAATGCAGCCAAAGAGCAGGCAGATAAATTATTCTCCATTAAAGCAGCTTCAAACGAATCTACAAGCGGTAATAAAGCCACAGGAACCAATACAGAGGGAGTTGATACCTAATGGCAAAGGGTACATACACATATGATCCAGGAAATGTTAAGGAACTTGGAAAGGACCGTATGCGATTTGAGCTGGGTGATGTCATGGTAGAAGGTTGTTCCGATACAACGGCGCTGACTGATGAGGAAATCCAAGCCGCCATTGAAACCTATCCAAAATCATGGAAAAAAGCAAAGCTTATGTTGCTGGAAAGTCTATGCAGGCGCTTTTCTTATGAGGTCAATACGAAAACGGGTCCACTAACGTTAGAATTGCAAGAAAGGGCGAAGTTATGGCGGGAAGATTACGACAAGCTGAAAAAAGAGGTGTCAGCAGAATGCAGTGTACCGCACTTTAGTAATAGGACAGCCTGTAAGCCTCCCTATTTTTATACTGGTATGCAGCGCAATGAAAGGGCAAAAAGCAGATGAACAATACAAGAATGATGTATGTAAGACCAGGGAATCTGTTTAAAGACTTTATTGTGGAAGAAAATAAACAGGTGGTGACAGGTACAGGAAGGGTGGCAAACAGTCATAGCGGTGATGGGACAAAAATATTGAGGGGGTGTCTTGCAGAAACTTCCGACGAGGAGAGAACAAACCATAGCCAGAAAGACCATGTGGTTACTCATACAATTGTGCAGGCTGGAAGTCCCAAAGCAAAAAGAACAGATAAGCTGATACTTGGAGAGCGTGTGTTCTATATTGTTGATATTGATGATACTGGTATGCTTGGCATATCGACAATATATTATGCGGAGGAAAGGCAGGATGCAAAATGAAATTATGGGAAAACGTTGAGTATGTTAATAAAGCGGGAAAGACTGTTCAGGTTGAAAGAAAAGTTCAGGCAAAGTTTTCCGAAATGACTGAAAATATTAACCGAAAAGTAATTTCCAGAGGAGTTCGGGCAGTAAATGCTTTAAGAGATGCAGAATTGGAAGTGTTAAAAGGACAACGCAGCGGAAGGGTGTATAAAGTACCAGGCACTGGTGGAAAAAGTATAAGTGCATCAACCAAGAAACTGGCAAAAGAATATGGACATAAATTAAGGGGAGGCGTACTATACAGAGCATCAGCACCAGGAGAAGCACCCGCTAGACGGACAGGGAATCTCCGTATGCATTGGAACGGACAGGTGAGGAGTGAAAATTCTTCTAATGGAGGAGTTGCTATTGTAGCGGAACTTGAGAGCCAGGAATACTATGCAGGAATACTGGAAAATGGTACAAATGACGGCAAGATAGCGCCAAGACCATTTGTAGAGAAAATAAAAGAAAAGGCTATGCCAGAAATCCAGAGGATTTACAGCGAGCCTTATACATAGGGGGTAAGCTATGGCACTAATAATGGAAAAACCAACAGCCGCCTTTGATATGTCCCAAATTAAGCGCGGAGATTTGCTTTGGGGTAAACATTGTACATGGAATGAAGGAAAAGCAGGTTTTGTTACAACAGCAACAGAACAGCAATTAATTGTACAGTATTATCCTGGAATTGGCAATGTAACAAATCACTTTGTTATTCCAGTGTCCGAGGTAATCGACGGACAATGGGAGATTCGATGGTCTACTGATATGACAGAGATAAAGGAATATGGTGTAGAGATAGATGAGGACCAACAGGAAACGGAAGGGAGTGGTGGACAATGATGTTAGAAGAATTGATTTATAAGCGGTTTACATGTTCAGAGAACCTTATAAAAAATCTTGCATCGTTTAGTGGTGCGCCTGCTATTTTTAGTTCAGATCCACCAGAGGAAAGTCAGGAAGGGTGGGGTGGAAATACACAGTATCCACAGATAGTTTATAACTTTGACCTTCTAGCAAATGAGGAACGACACAGTGCAGGTACGCTTTCAGTGTCCCTGCTTTGTCAGAATACGACAGAAGTCATGCCAGAACAGATTGAGCCGTTAATAAAGGACTGCCTTCGAGATGTAATATTAAAACCAGAAGGAGGAACACCATACTGTTTTTCATGGGCAAGGACAGACGCTTTCACCATAGATGAAAAGAAGGGAAATATTACGATTGGAAGTGAAGTGCGGTTTGATATCCTAGAATATCCGTCGCAAGAGACATCTGATCCAGATCCAATTATGGCGACGAATAAGTATATCAAAGAATTGTATCCAGAATGTTTTATTATGGGATATGACCAGATGGAGGAAATCACAGAAGCAACAGGGAAAAGACCCGTAATATATTGTCGCCTGGTATCTGTAGATAAGTCTGAAGAAACAAATACAGTTGCATGGCTGGACGGCAGAATTGCTGTCCATATTTTATGTCCAGAGAGCGAAACAAGGCTCAAGATGGCTGCTGCGATTGCAAACCGTATGTCATTAGATGGAGAAATTATCATGCTGGACCATTCACCTATGTTCATTAAACGGTTACAGGCAAATTATAAATCGGACTATTTAAAAGATGGTCAGATTTTTGTAACAGGTCATTATGGGCTGTTGCGGTATAAGGCAAAATCACATTCTTTGGCAGCAGCCCATGTCAGGTATAAGTAGGAGGTATACAATGGCAAAGGAAATATTAAAGGAGACTAAAACTGTCGAAACCACTGATATCAAAGTGGAAGTAACGCAGGAGCAGGCACCCAAAAAAGAACAGAAAACTTTACAGGAATCTGTCTATTCCGTAAGCGAGCTTGCAGCGAATGCAAGAAAGGTTTTTGGTGTAAGACAGGAGTGTATTGAGGCAGCATTAAAGGCTGCTGGAAAAACAGAATGTACTGTTACGGAGGCAAAAGGGATTGTAGAAAAATTTATGAAAAGGGAGGTTCAATAAAGATGGCAGGTACTTTTATCTTAGGAGAAACAAAAGTTCGCCCAGGTTCTTACTTTAATATCCAGAAAAAAGGCAATAATGCTGTAGCTGGTATTATGAATGGAGTGACAGCCGTACTATTTAAGGCAGATTTCGGACCACTGAATACAGCAGTAGAATTAAGCGCCGAAGATGGTTATGAAAAGATTTTTGGAACTGGATTAACCACAGATGCAATGAGAGAGGCAATTGCAGGCGGTGCAAAGACGATTATTGCTTGCAGAGTAGGTAATGGAGGCACCCAGGGAACCATTACTTTAAAAGATGTAAATGATTCAGATACACTTTGCATCACAGCCAAATACCCTGGAGAAAAGAATTTTATGGTTACAGTTCGGGAAAAACTGTCCGATTCCAGCTTGAAAGAATGTATTTTTTATGCTGGTACTACAGAATTTGAGAAGGTTGAATTTGCTTCTGGGGAAGGTGAGGCAAAAGCACTGGCAGATGCCTTGGCAGTCTCTAAGAACTTTAAAGCAGAGTTAAAGCAAAATAAAGAGCGCGCGGTTCTGGAAATGATATCGCAAGGAGTTTTTACCAGTGGTACAAATCCAGAGACAACTACAGGAGATTACGCCAATGCCTTTGCCCAGATTGAGCCATACGAGTTTAATACAGTCTGTCTTGATACAGAGGACACAGAAATTCATCTGCTGTTACAATCTTTTATAAATCGAATTTTTGATGCGGGTTCTCTTGCACAGGCAGTTGTTGCAGAAAAACATACCGTTGATTTAGAAACAAGAATGAAACATGTAGCGGCACTTAATGATGAAAAGATGAATTATGTTTTAAATGCATGGATAGAGGAGCAGGGAACAGTAATTGATGGATATCAGACAGCCGCACGTATTGCTGGCATGATTGGTGCTGTGTCTTCCAGTTCTTCACTTACTCATACCGTAATTACTGGATTTTCGGAGATTCTTGAAAGGCTTACAAATACAGAGATGATTTCCGCAGAGAAAAAGGGCTGTATTGTACTAAGCTACAACAAAGTAAAGCAAGTGTGGATTGATAATGCAATCAACACACTTATTACACCAGCAGATAATCAAGACGATGGCTGGAAGAAAATTAGAAGGGTAAAGACACGATTTGAGTTGATAAGGCGTATCAATACTACCACAGATGATTTGGTCGGCAAGGTGGACAATGACAACAATGGAAGGGCAACTGTTATTAGCCAGGTACAGGGGGTCGGTGATTCCATGCGTGAGGAAGGTAAGCTGGTAGCGTGTGCGGTAACGGAGAGCAGCGCATACAAGGCGGACGGAGACAGTGCATGGTTTGATATTGATGTGATTGACAAGGATTCGATGGAACATATTTATCTGACATTCTTGTTCCGATTCAGTACGAACGAAGAATAGGGGGATATAGACTATGAGAAATGAAAGAGCAGCCGGTGATTCCAGACATGGAAGAACTGGAAAAGATGGAGCTTTTTATAACAAAGATGGCGTATTGCTGGCAACAGTGGAACAGTTTACATCAAATGTTAGTTGGAACAATGCTAAGTATAGTGTTTTGGGCGACGCACAAGAACATGAGACAGCAAATACCTTTTCTGTGAGCCTTACCATGTCTCAAGTTGTGGTAGAAGATGATGCGTTTATTGAGGAACTCATGGAAGCATTAGAAACGCAGGTTATGCCTGTATGGGATTTTCAGGGTTCATTGCTTGGCAGAAATGGCTCTGAGGAACGTGTAATTTATCGTGAGTGTATCCCTTCAGGACAGGTGGACATTCAGAATGTTACAACAGGTGATGTAATTAAGCGTAACTGGAATTTCTTTGTGAATCGAGCGCCTAAATTACAGTCGTTACTTGGCATTGATAGGGATTAGATAACAGGATATTGAATTAAAGGGTGGCATAGAGCTGCCCTTTTTGTTATGTAGAAATAGGAGGAAATACAGATGTCAAAGGAGTTTAGAAAAGACAATTTTACAAAAGGTGTGACTATGGGAGAAAGCGATACAACCAATGAGGCAACACAGAAAGTAGAAGAACAAGAAATAACAGAGTATGAAACCAACGAGGAAGGGACCAAAATATTAATTCGAGCAAACGAAGAAGATTTTATTCAGGGGCTGATTGATGCGGCAGAGTATGCATCAGAGGAAACCCAGCGTATCGAAATTGTTCGAGAAGGCAGGCTGTATTTTGCATTTCACGTTCGGCCTCTTAGTTCTCAAGAGTACGAGAAATGTAAGAAAAAGTATACCAAATATGTACGTAATAAACAGCTTGGTATGAAACTGCCAGAAGATACAGACAGAATTAAATATCAATCTGCCATTATCTACGAGGCAACTGTAGAGGAAGACAGGAAAAATCTGTGGGATAACCACAAGGTTTGGAATGCACTGAATGCTAAAGAGGACCGTATTATGAACGGCTTAGACGTGATTGAGTATTCGCTAAAAGCTGGTGAAAAAGATAAGGTCTTGGAGGCTATTGATAAACTTAGTGGCTATGATGACAATCTGGAGGAAGTGGCAAAAAACTAATTAAGGCTGGTGGAAAGGCTTGTTTGCTCCATCACATTTTTCAGACAACAGGCATACCTCCAGATGAATTTTATCAGAAATCAAAAGGAGTACAGGCATTTATGCTTGCATCTATGAGAATAACTTTAGATTCGCGAACGAAAGAAGGTGAGGACAATAGCAGAGACACTTAGAATTGAAATACCCATTGAAACTGTGGATAAAACAGAGCCAGAAATATCGAATTTAATCCGAAAGTTGGGAAATCTGGAAACAGCGGCAGAAAAAACAGGCACTTCCTCTCAAAAGGCAGGAGAACGTGTTTCACAGTTTGATAAGCAGGCACAGAAAACAGAAAAAGGTTTAGCAAAATGGGCAAAAGAAAAATATGAGATATTGCTGGAAGCAAAGGACAAAATTGCGCCAATTCTTTCTAAGATTGGAAGCGGGTTAAAAAATTTTGCAGGAAAAACGTGGAATGTTACAATGCGAGCGGTTGACCTAATTACTTCACCAGTTAGAGGGATTATAAATCTGCTAAAGAATCCCGTCTTTCAAGCAGGGGCAGTCCTTGGAGTCAGTATTGGTTTAAAAGATACAATTGATACCTATAAGGGCTTTGAGGCTGCTATGTCCCAAGTAAAAGCGATAAGCGGTGCTACAGATTCAGAAATGACAAAACTGACAAATAAGGCAAAAGAGATGGGAGCTACCACCAAATTTACAGCCGCGGAGTCTGCGGAAGCATTTAATTATATGGCAATGGCAGGCTGGAAAACAGAAGATATGATGGGCGGTATTGAGGGAATCCTTAGTCTGGCAGCCGCATCAGGAGAAAGCCTTGGCACAACATCGGATATTGTTACAGATGCCTTGACAGCCTTTGGAATGAAGGCAAGTGAAGCAGGGCACTTTGCTGATGTTATGGCAGTTGCAGCGTCCAATTCCAATACGAATGTATCTTTGATGGGTGAAACATTTAAATATGCAGGAGCGATGGCTGGAACTTTGAAATATTCGATTGAAGATGTTGCGCTGGCAACTGGATTAATGGCAAATGCTGGTATTAAAGGCAATATGTCTGGTACTGCATTAAATTCCATATTTACCAGACTGTCTACCAACACGCATGGTGCTACTGATGCCTTAAAAAAATTAGGTATAGCGTATTTTAATTCTGATGGTTCAGCGAGAGCATTTGGGGACATTATGAAAGAATTAAGAGATGCAACAGCAGATTTTACAGATGAGCAGAAAGCGAATCTTGCCAATACTGTTGCAGGAACTTATGCGCAAAAAGGATTTCTTGCAATTCTAAACGCAACTACAGAAGATTATGAAAAATTGTCAAAAGCTGTAAATAATGCAGATGGAGCCGCAGCGAAAATGGCTGAAATTATGATGGATAATCTGCAAGGAGCAATAACCCTGTTGCAGAGCGCGGCTGATGGAGTAAAAATTTCTTTCGGTGGCAGAATGGCTCCTTATATAAGGAGTTTTGCGGAATGGTTAACTGAACAGATGCCTATGATAGAAAGTGCGCTTGATGAACTTATGGATTGGGTTGATACGAAAGTAGCCCAAATGCAGAGAAAGTTTGATAAACTTACAAAAACAAAAAAATGGAAAGATGCAAATTTCTTCGGAAAAGTAAAAATTGCCTGGGACGAATTTATTGCAGAGCCGTTCTTAGAATGGTGGAACGGCACAGGGAAAGAAAAATTTGCACAAAATATTGGCAGTGGAATTGGATCTGGATTAAGAACTGGAATTATGACATTGTTAGGAATGAATATTAGCGAGATTTCGGACGAAGGAGTAAGTTTTGGTGCTGCATTTGCAAAAGGTTTTTCAGAGGGTTTTGACTTTGATACAGTATCAGGTAAACTGTGGCAGGGATTTAAAGGCATGTTTTCTAGTGCAGGAAAGCTATTGCCAGGAGGCGAGTCAGCAGGGTTGTCCTCTGTTTTATCAGCGATTATGCTTAGTAAAGTTGCCAAACTGTTTATTGGTATGGCAAAAGGAGGCGTAAGTATTGGAAAAGGATTGTTTGGCGTAAATCCAGAAACAGGGACATCTCTTGTGGGTTCCATTATTGGAAAAGCTACGCTTAGTGAAGCATTAGATGGGAGTGTCGTTGCTGGAGGAAGTGGATTACTGGGACTGTTTGGGAAAACTGGAATGGCGCTAGGTTCTGGTGCGACATCTGGAGCGGGACTTGCCGCTGCTGGAGGTGGTGCGATAGCTGGAGGCATTGCTGCGGGCGCAACCTTGATAAGTAGTGCATTAGATACATACAAGGCAATTAAGTCCGACAATAAGGAAGAGTCAAAAGCTTACGGAGAGTCAGCAGCATGGAAAGCCGGTGGAGTTGCTGCTGGAGCAGCTACAGGTGCTGCGATAGGTACTCTTATTCCTATTCCTGGAATTAGCACAGCGATAGGTGCTTTAATTGGTGCTGGTGTTGGAGGTATTACGGGTTGGATTAAGGGAAATAAGATAAAGGAAAAATACCAAGAAGAATATCAGGAAAATGTAGAAGAAATGCAGAAGGAGGCGCAAAAGGCACAAAAAGTCTTTGAGGCTACTGGATTTGCAATTGAAGATGTGACATTTAAAAATAAAGCGCTGGTTCAGGCTATGAATGATTCTGAAGTATCTGCAAGTCAGTTTGCTTTGATGTTTCAGGAGGAATGTGCGAATGTTGCCAAGAAAGCATTTGGTGACATTTCCCTGTCTTTGGCAGAGGTAAAGAAAGTTGCAAGTGAAATCACTTTTGGTAATATGGCAGAGGGATTAAATATGTTTGCACAGGTAACATCTGACGCAGAAGCAGCCCTAAACAGCCTGGAATTGTCTGTTTCCGATCTGAAAAAGGAGAATTGGAAGGTCGGTCTTAATATGGAATTATCAGAAACAGATAAGGACAGTTATAAAGGTGCAATTGAAAATTTCCTTAATGCAAGTCAGACCTTCATTGACGATAATCATTATCAGGCGACTGTTGCGCTTAAACTGCTGACAGGAGAGGAAGCAGATACTTCCAGTCTGGATAGCTATTATGAGGGAGTAAAAAATCGGGTAAATGATTTAAGTGCAGAACTGACAGATACAATGAATGCTGCATTAGAAGATGGGATTATTATCCCAGATGAGGCAAAGGCATTAGAGGAGTTACAGAGCCAGATTGCAGAAATTACAGGAAAAATAGCAAAGGCAAAGACTGATGCAGAATTTCAGGCTTTGCAGATTAAGCATAACGGAGCTGCTTTGGATATGGATAGCTTTAATGCCTTGCAGGAAGAATTGCAAGCAAACGTGGCATCTGTATCCGAACAGTATAAAAGTGCGCTGACTTTGACGTTTACCAATTTGAACCTTCAGCTTGCAGATGAAGCAATTACGCAGTCAGAATATGACGAGGCGGTTGCGGAGGCAACGAAAGGATACTATGCGCAGATAAACGAACTTAACGCGAGGGTAAGCACATTCAATCTGGAAAGTATTGCTACGGCATGGGACTCTGGATTGGCGAGAATCATGCCGGAAGTGGAGGGCAGCACAACGGAAAAGCTAACGTTGGTGCTAAATAATGCGATGCTGGCGCATCCGAATGTGAAATCATGGACGATACCTGATGTTATTGGCTGGATGGGGCTTGATAAGCTGAATCTTGATCCGACAGAACAGACCACGATTGCGTCAGAGTTGATTCAGACAGCACTTGCGGTACCGGAGGGAACCAAAGAGACGATTATCCAGGGCTTTAAGATTCAGATACCAACAGCCGAGGAAATAAAGGCGGTGATAGATTGGGATTCCATGACCGGAAATGACTGGACGGCACTTATGGAGTCCATAACAGGACCATCGGAGGAACCGACCATTGGGCTTTCTGCGGAGGACGCCGCTAAGCCAATGTCCGAGTATTATGGCGAGTATTTTGAGAGCATCAAACAGTCATATTCAGAGGCTTTGCATAATGCCTTAGAGAGCAGCAATGATCGGGAAGCGCTCAACTCATTCCTGGAGCAGTACATGACACAGTATGATCCGATTTCAAATGAGCATTATGATGAATTAATAAAGGAATGGGAAGATACAGGAGTTGATTTTGGTACAGCGATTAGTCATGGCGCTTCAGCAACTTTATTAGATTCTTCACCTCTTTTAAGAACAGATATGCAGACAGCATTGGAAATAGCTACAGCGAGTCCGTTTTCTATTAATCCATCTATAAATATGACACCAGCCTATAATATTACCACCCCTACACTTCCAACGGTTAGCCAAGAGACAGACGGTCATGCGGCAGGCGGCTATGTAAGCGGTGGTCCACAGCTTTCCTGGCTGGCAGAGGAAGGATATGGTGAGTTTATTATTCCCACCAATCCAAGCAGACGATCCAGAGCATTAGAACTTTATAAGCAGGCGGGTGACGCATTGGGAGTGTCTGCACATGCCAGTGGTGGTTATGTAGGAGGCTCTATTTCTCATAATACAGCAGGTAACTATAATTTATTCAATAATGTAAACAAAAACGCTCCTATAGCTTATAACGAAAACGCACAGGGAGACTATAATGAAGAAACTACACAGGTATATGAACCTGTATCAGCAGAAAGGGAAAACAGTTTAAACAGTCCTCCTATACAGGTAAATGTGAGTGTGGCACCAGAGTTTGTTATTCATGGGGGTGATGGACAGAGCGAAGAAAGTATTATGCAGATCATTAGAAGGCATATGAAAGAATTGGCAGATGAATTAAACGGTGAGATTGCTGGAACATTGGAAGAGGTTTTTTCCAATATGCCATTAAAGGAGGCGTAGACGATGGACATAAAATTAATTCCTGTCGGAAGCGGTGCAAAGTTTACGTTTCCGGCACTACCAGAAAAAATACAGGGGAAATATGGCGCAAAGTACCAGAGTTTTGACATTATCTCTCAAGGCACAGTAAAAATTCCAAAAGGGACCGCAATATCAGAGTTTTCATGGGACGGTGTTTTCTTTGGAAAATCTAAAAAGATGGAACCGATTGTAAGACAAAACAGTTGGAAGGAACCAAAAGAATGTGTAAAAATACTAAGTAATTTTATTAAAAATGAAACAGTATTGAATCTGATTGTGACAGGCACGTGGATTAATATAGATGTTACCATTTCTTCTTTTCAGGCACGACCAATAGGTGCCTACGGAAATGTTGAATATTCCATAGCTTTTGTACAAAAAAAGCCTTTAGAAATTTATACAACAGAAGAACTTGGAATTGTAAAAACAGCGCCAAGAAATGATTCTGGTGATTCTTCTAAAGGAGGCAGTACTTATACAGTGGTAAGCGGCGATACCTTATGGGGGATTGCAGCAAAAAAGTTGGGAAGTGGAAGCAAGTGGACTTCTATCTATGATGCAAATGCTGACACAATTGAGGCAGAGGCAAAGAAACATAAGAAATCCAGTTCTGATCATGGGCATTGGATATGGCCTGGAGAAGTTCTAACCATACCAGGATAGGAGGCACCGATGATTGATTTAGCGAATATAAAGTATCATGCTGTAGTAATGGATGCATCTGGAAATCAGTACAATATTGGTGACTTTATTCAGAATTTAGGCTGGGAAGAAAATGAAAACGAAATTTCTATGCGTTTGTTCTTTACGGTACGCAATTATGAGACAGCAAAGGGATATTTGTCCAGTCTTATTAAGCCTGGCTGCCTTATAGGAATTTTTGCTACAGATGGTGTTGTCAGTGAGGAAGTTGCCAGAGGATATGTAGAAAACTGGAACCAGGTGGAAAAGAATAGTGAGAACAGCTTGAAATGTACCTGCTATGATGAATTGTATAAATTGCAGAAAAGCCAGGATAACCGATACTATCCTTCTGGAACTGGAACAAAATCCGCAATTGAGGGGATTTTTAATGATTGGGAGATATTGCAGGGAGATTATAAGGGACCCAATGCCTCTCATGGGAAAACAGTGTGTAATAACAAGTATCTGTCAGATATTATACTGGAATTTTTAGATGATGCAGTTAAAAAAGGCGAGAAAAAGTGCATGATACAGGCAGCCAAAGGCTATACCAGTGTAATTCCGTGGGGCAGCAATAAAACTGTATATGTGTTTTGTGTAGAGAATACACAGTCCTTTAGCAAAAATATTAGCACAGAAAATTTAATTACTAGAGTGAAAGTAGTTGGTCAGGCAGATAAGCAAGGGAAACACAGTGTAGAAGCTACACTGAATGGAGCGGTTCAGTATGGGATTCGGCAAAGGATTTATACCAGAGGAAAAGAGGAAACATTAAGTGATGCAAATCTGGCGGCACAAAAGATACTAGAGGACGAGGGCAAGATTGAAAAGAAAATGGCAGTACAAGCACCAGATGTTCCATTTATACGAAAAGGTGATCTAGTCTACATTATAAGCAGTATAACATCAAGTTATTATTATGTTAAAAGTATTCAGCATAATGCAGAATCCTATAACATGTCCATGGATTTGGAGTACGCTGAACCAGAAGAAATAAGTGGAAATAGTGATAATAATGGACAGGAGAAGAAAGCATATCAGGTAGGAGATATTGTGAACTTCCACGGTGGTACACACTATGTCAGCAGTTATTCTGATGCGAAAGGATATTCTGCAAGCGCTGGAAAGGCAAAAATTACTATTAAAAATGGTTCAGGCAAAGCGCACCCATGGCATCTAATCCATACAGATAGTGGCAGTAATGTATATGGGTGGGTAGATGATGGAACATTTGATTAGAGGAGGGTATAGATGGAAGGATTTGACGGACACCCTGGCACAGCAAAACTAGCAACTGTCTTGAGCGAAAGAATGAGAAAAGAAACAGAATCACCTTTTGTTTTAGATTTTGGAGAAATACAGGGAAATTACAGTCTTGTAACAAATACTTTTCCAGTTCCAATACCAAAAGGTGATTACTCTGTTTGCAGGTCCATTAATGGGTATCCGCTAGGGACATCAGAGTCTAGCTGGATAGGGCATATACAGGGGGATAAACATATACATGATAATCCTTCAGGGTTTGGGGGACACAGCCATGATGTATTACTGCCAAAATTAAAAGCAGGAGATCGTGTTTTAGTGGCATGGGTGCAAAGTGAAGCGGTGGTAATAGATGTAATTGAGCAATCATAAGAAGGAGGCGAGACAGATGTCACAACCACTATTCCCAGTGGTGCAAGTACCAGAATTTACACCACAAAATACAAGATATGATATGGAATACAGGCGAAGTGCAAAATGGGACCCTGTAACCAATGATTTTGTTAGAGATGGTGCGAACCGTATTGTAGAATGTGATGGAAAAGAGGCTTACGCTATATGGTGTTTTAAGATTGCACAAACAGAGCGGTACCGCTGTCTTGCGTATCCAGGCTCTATTGGCGTTGAGATGGAACGTGCTTTGGATAATGACGATGTAGAAACAGTGGAATCTATGGTGCAGAGAACCATTACAGAAGCGCTTATGGTAAATCCTAGGACAGAGGACGTTCTGGATTTTGAATTTTCCTGGGAAGGTGATAGTATGCATTGTAAATTTAAAGTAAAAGGTGTTGATTGTGATAAGGAAATCACAATTACGATTTAAGAGGGGGAGAGGATATGCAGCCGGAATTTATAAGACCAGATTTTATCGAGAATAACAGTGCAGAGGAAATCCATCAGCGAATGATGAACAACCTTCCAGCAGATATTGACAATATGCCAGGAGGCTTTCCCTATGATTTTACAAGACCTGCTGCACTAGAGAAAGATGAATTTATTAATTACCATCTGGTAAGGGCTTTAATGATTGCTTTTCCCCAATATGCATGGGATAACTGGTTAGATCTTCACGGGCAACAGGTGCATCTTGAAAGGCACCCGCCAAAGTGTGCATCAGGAAAAGTGAAAGTTACTGGCACACCAGGAACAATTATAGCAGAGGGAACAATTTTTTGCACACCAGCAACGGACAGTGGACCATCTATTCTGTTTTATTCTACAGAAGAAAAAGAAATTGAGGCGGAAGGGACAATTCTTATTCCTATATTAGCGGTGGAAAGTGGTGCCAGCTCTAATGTGCCAGCAAATACTGTAACTCTTATGGCAAAACCAGATAAAAACATCACAGAGGTAATTAATCCAGAACAGATAACAGGAGGAACCGAAAGGGAGAGCAACGACAATTTCTATGATAGAATTGCGACGGAATATGATAACAGTTTAACTTTTTTAGGGAATGATAGTGATTATATTCGGTGGGCAAAGGAGTCTGGTGCTGGTGACTGTATTGTGATTCCAACAGCAGAGGGACCAGGAACAGTAAAAATTGTTTTGGTAGATGCTAATGGTCAGCCAGCCAATGATGAGCTTGTACATAAAGTATACAATTATATTGTATCCCCAGAAGATAGAAATAAAAGGCTGCTGCCTACTGCCTGTGCGAAGTTAATCTGTGGACCTGCCACTACCGTAAAGATAGATTATGTAATTACAGGGCTTTTCTATGATGAAACCACCACAATAAAGCAGATTGAGAAGGACTTTTCAACAGCGGTGAAAGCGGTATATACAGTTGCAAAACAACAAAATATACTGCGGTATAATGATGTAAGACCGATAATCTCTAATATTGCTGGTGTAATAGATTTTGATGAATTTCTTATGAATGGTGAAAGAGAGAATATTCAATTGAATAAAGAAGAATACCCGAAAACTGGCAATTTTCAATTCAGTTAAGGGGGCAGCTTGATGAAAAAAGAGAAATTTGACTTGGAGCATTTTCCTACAAGCGGTAGTGCCCAAAAGATGTTAAGTTATGTGTCAGATGGTTTCTATGATAAATCTTATATTGGCAAATGGCTGTATCAAGTAATGGGGCTAGAATATGATAAAGTGTTGGATATTATTGAGGAGCTGCCTGTACAGTTTTTTCCAGAAACAGCTACATGGGGACTGATGTACCATGAAATTAAGTGGGGATTGCCAGTACGATTGAATTTGTCAGATGAAGAACGGCGCAGCTTAATTTATCAAAAAAGGGATTGCAGAGCGCCCATGACCCCTTACCGAATGGAAAAATATCTGGAAAATGTTACGAATTTTGAAGTACATATTGCAGATGCAAATGATTTAGGAGTGTATGGATTTGTTCCTTCGCACCCAAATGTTTTTAAGGCTTACTTTTTGGGGGAGGGAACATTAAATTCAAAGTTGGTGCATGATGTATTAAACAAGTTAAAGCAGTCGCATACAATCTATATCATAAATGACAGAATTGAGATTGGCTTTAATAATGTACATTTAGAGCAGCTTAGGGTTGCCTGTATATTTATTTTGTATATTCCATTCTGGGGAGATGATATTTATACTGGACCATACTGCTATGATGGCACACTTCTATATAATGCTGTAAGAAAATATAAAATTGGGCTGTTAATAAGATATTTGATGCATACACAGACACAACAGCATGTAGCATACAAGTATAACAGAATTAAGATATTCATACAAGGGAGAGAATATACAAATCTGTCCCTATGCAGCTTTTACAGTATAAGTTTTTGGGGCTGTAGTGTATACAATGGTCAGGCGTGCTACGATGGCACACTTCTGTATAACGCTGTAAGAAACTATAAGGTCTGTATTATAGTAAGAAATTATATAGGCATTTTAACATTACAAAGGATTGTATGCAGTAGGAACTGTACAAGAGTGCTTGTACAGAACAGAATGCAGACAGATTTGTTACTGTATTTTCCTTACAGAATAAGGCAGAAGGAATTTATTTTGAAATCGATAGTGCAGCATTTAATAAAATTGAATGTTGTAGAAGAAATAAACCATAACAGCCAGATTTTGTCTATGCAGGTGCTACATAAAAATATTTTAAATATTTGGCATAGATATAAAGGCAAGGTTAAAAACAACAGACCTAGAGTAGTAGATAAAATTAAGATACAAATGAATATAAATAGTCCCTGTGGACAACTAGGAAATATGCAGATCATAACACAGCGCAATGTAGCTTATTATGATGGGACGCTGCGCTATGATGGAACAGCAAAATATGACGCACTATATAAAGAAGAAAGGGTGGAATAAAGATGAGTGAAACAAACAAAAATGTAGTAATAACGAAAGCAGCAAGAATGAAGCTAGTAAAGGCTAGAGCAGGAGCAATAACCCTTCCGAAAGTTGTCGGAATGGCATTTGGGAATGGAGGTGTAGAAACAGATGGAACGGTGATAGAACCACCAGATAGTCAGGCAGCTTTGAAAAATGAATTATACAGAAAACCAATTGATGGCTATACTTTTCCAGAAGATACGATATGCCGTTACGAGTGCACGCTCATAGGCAATGAACTTGCAGGGGAAGAGATAAGCGAAATTGGGTTGTATGATGAGAACGGCGATATTATCTGCATTAAAAACTTTACCCGCAAAGGTAAAGATGATGATGTGGAACAAACCTATGTGCTAGAAGATATCTTTTAAAAAGGGGGAAATGTTATGAAATATTATACAAGTGATAATCCAGTATTTTCTGATAAGATTCTTATTGTAGAGCGGGCAGACCTTGTGAACTATGAGAATAAGACCAAATCAGAAAAGCAGTTACTTCAGAATGATTTGGTATTAAAAAAGAGAATGGACAAGTACCTTGGGAGTGATGACAATACAGAGGGACCAGAATTTGCAGAAGGCATTCAGTCAGAAGATGTTATCGGTGCAATAAACGAGGTTTTTCAGCTTGGCAGTGAGAAGAAAAAACAGCTTGCGGAAAATCTTACTGCCTTGGGAATAACATCATCTGCAAATGAAACTTGGGAACAGCTATTAGGAAAAGTGCTAGATTTAATAGATCCATCAAAAGATACAGTTACAGCAGAAACCCTTTTGAGTGGATATACGGCACATAACGCTGCTGGAACAAAGATTACAGGCACCCTTGCAGATAAGACAGGCACAGCAGACTATAACGCAGAGGCATCTATAGATGGAACAAACAAGCGTATAAAGTTAAAAGTACCAGCAACAGGGAAATACGGTGTAGGAAACTATCTGTATGCTGCATACACCACAATAGCAAACCTAATTGGTCTTACAGCAGCAAAACTTGTAAAGGGGAATACAATATTAGGAATAACAGGCAGTAACAATAATATGGATACCAGCGGGGCAGATGCAGGAGCGGGAGACATTTTAGCTGGAAAAAAAGCTGGGGTAAAAGGCAGCTTAATTATAGGTACAATGCCCAATAAAGGAGCATGGACCGGAGCAACTACAGGGAATGGAAACGTGGTAATCCCAGCAGGATATCATAATGGTCAGGGACATGTATCTGGAGCGGGTGCCTATAATGCAGGAGTAAGCGCGGCAGATGGGCGAGTAAACGCAGACAGTGCCAACTATAGGGGCGGCTATAATGCAGGGGTAAGCGCGACCAAAAAGGGAACAGCAGGAGCAGGAGATGTGTTGTCTGGAAAGACCTTTACAAATGGCAGTAGTGTAGGAGCCAGCGGAACAATGCCAAACAAAGGAGCGTGGACAGGAGCGACTACAGGGAGTGGCAATGTAACAATTCCAGCAGGCTACCATAATGGTCAGGGACATGTATCTGGTGCAGGCGCATACAATAAAGGTGTTACAGATGCAGATGCCCGAGTGAATGCAAACAGTGCAAACTATAAAGGTGGGTATAATGCGGGAGTCAGCGCCGCAGATGGGCGAGTAAATGCAGACAGTGCAAACTATAAGGGTGGATATAATGCGGGTGTAAGCGCGACTAAAAAGGGAACAGCAGGGGCAGGAGATGTGCTGTCTGGAAAGACTTTTACGAATAGCAGTAATGTAGAGACCAGTGGAACAATGGCAAACAAAGGGAGTACAACACAAGATGCTACAGCCACGCAAGACGACACCTATACATATCTGACAGTGCCAGTAGCAGGATATTACAACACAGCGAGCAAGCTTAGGACGAAAAATAGTAATTTAGCAGGGGTATATTATTTGGGAACTGGTACCAGTTTTGATATCAAGTCCAAATTTCCTGAT